ACGAAGGAATTACTTTGGGTGCTACAGCGTCCCGAAACTGCGAACTATAATGCGTATTTTCTATTTACGAGAGACCTCTTTCCTACACCGGTTTCACAGCCGTTGGGAGGACCCCCACCGCCGGTGAATCCTTGTACGATTCCGTGGTGGCCGAATGCTATTCTCTTACCGGACCAGGCGAACAATTGGCAGATTCAGCCTGGATTTTATAATGCGTATTCGGAGCCGCTAGCGGGTGCCGCACTACACTATAATTCATATGAGCGATTCGTCCACGAGGGTGGTAGTTTTTTTCGGTCGGTCATTCCATCACAGTATTTTGTAAAAGAGGCGTGTATTGACCGTTATATTTATGCGTATGCGTTTGGACATAAGAACGACCGATTGGAGTATGAGCCGAAAGGAGCGGCAAATTGGGATAAGATAGCACGCAAGGAGCTCTATCTTACACTGAATAATGCGCGGGGTGGAGGACCCCCGCCGAATTTAAACGTCTATGCGTATGTGACGATTTGGAATATCTTTAAAGTGTATGGTGGTCGTGGTGGTATGTTATTCAGTAACTAAGCCCCGCCGCCCAAATAAAAAATTGAGACAAACTATTACTTTGTCTCAATTCATCACAACACAATGTACATCGGCTATCCAATTTATCTAGGAACGGCTCTAACGATATTTGGGTACGAGGTGCCCCCGCCGGACGCTGACGCCACTCCGCAATATAAAGCACTCTGGGACCATCTCAAATCCTACGATTTGGACCTCTACATTTACGACAAGGGTCTGTATATTCTAGGTAAGCATATAAATGAGTTTCACGCAGGCAATAATACTCACTATTCGGTCAATGATGCGATTGAACTTATGATTATGTATAAGCAAAAGGTCAAGCAAAATCTGCTACTCGCCGGTGCGAATCTCGCAGAGTTTACTATTGAGGCGATGGAGGGAGAGTCAACTACCGTCCAGAATCCTGAGCCATATGTAATTACTTAGATACACGAATCGCCCGTAAAGTGACTTCAATCGGTTTTTTCGCAGAGCGGGGTAGATTTACCGTCGCCACTCGTCCGTAAAATTCAAATGAGACCGAGCCGTTCCAGCACACACCGTCTTTGATATAACGGTCAAACCGAGATTTGAGTTCTTGGACTTCGGGGGATGAATAAGGAATACCTAAATCAATTGTGAGTTTTTTCAAAACCGCAATTGATTCTTTGAGGCGGTCCGCCTGTGGTTTCTCGGAAATCACTACGTCACCCTCGGACATTTAACCCAGCGACCGAAAAAAATAATATCGGATAACCTAATGCGCCGAACGACCTGGTGGTAAAATAACACCGCAACTCGTACTATTACAAACACCCATACCGGTAAAATAATCGTATTTATTTTCGTAGGAAGGAAAATTCATAATACAACTACTAAGAGTATAACAGCAACTGCTTAGATTTTTACAATCTCCTTTAGGATTATTTAGAATAAACGCCGCATTCTGATTTACATAGAGCGCACGAGCCTTATTTTTACGAATTGTATCAGAGGCGTCCATCTAGGTAGGGTCATTAAATCTTTGCGTAATGCTTGCCGAAGCGGTGCGTTGATGAGCCGTACTAAAAGGGGATAAAATGACATCAGGATCTTGGGCAGTTGTATTACGACTGAGGAAGAAACCGTGCTGAGTTCCGAGGGCGGTCGTATTACTTACCATACGAGTCACCATACGTAAGTCATCTATATCAAGAATGCTCTGCTGACGAATATCCTCTACCATTTCATCGACCTGGGCTTGTAGACGAATGATAAATGGACGACCGGCGGCGGGAGATAGCGTAAGAGAATGTGCGTGTGCCAAAAGTGTATCAATCGCTCTATTGTATTCTCGGTTCCGAATCATAATTGCCACAGAGCTCATCGTTTCTACTAGACGAACACGCTGGAGTTGTTCCTCCATATCCATTCTGTCTAGAGCACCCGTGACTGTCACCTCGCATTGTATCTCGTTTCCTCCCTCGGTCCAAGTCAGTTTAACTGGCAGAGTAGAGCTGTTAAAGAGAACCCATTGAGGCTTATCCGCAATCAACTGACCGACACGGTATACTTCAGGATGTAGTTCGTCAATACCGAGTTCAATACAGCGTCCACCAGTTACTGTTACAACCGCATTACGCCCAATCTGGTCGTCCAATCCGCCTATGATATCACCAATAATTGCGGGAATGAGTTCGGTAGAATCGGCGTAGGTGTAGGAGCCACGGCTCTTCACTGCCATATCACGGAGCATTTCGGCGTTATGAGATGTACCGAACCCGAGAGTATTTACGGGCGTTCCGTTTGGTAGCCGCGCCGAGAGTAGCCGTAGCAATCCAACCGAGCTGGTGATTCCTATGTTGATAAATCCATCGGTCATCAGGAAAACGGCGTCAATTGGCGCAGTAGCAATATTTACACTACCAAGAGCCGTAATTGCTGCCTCTATATTAGTACCGCCCTGAGCGGAGAGCCTATCTATAATACGATGAATATCCGTCTTAGACGATAAAGTCATAGTTGCGCAGTTTACAATCACGGACGCATCCTGCGAATATTGAATAACGGTAAGCATATCCTGCTCCTCCATTCGGTCAATGAGCAGGTGAAGAGTGCGTACTACCGCCGAAAGTGGCTCGCCCTCCATACTTCCGCTCGTATCTAGGAGCAGGGCGATATGATAAGGTGTGCGTGCTACACCCCCGCCACGAGTGGGTAGAATTCGCACTATAAGATTGTTAGCATAGTATGCGGCATCTAGTTGAATGGGCATTGTTTGCCAATTCAATTAGATAAAACAGTCAACTCAATTTTTTCAACATAACATTATGGCTGTGTATCGCTCTTATAGTTTTGAGTGAGTACCGTTGTCGCGCGCTTATATTTGAGGTAGTCCGTATGCGACCGAAATATAGGAAATGGTGTACCTTGACCCGGAGGGCTTGTATAGGTAACAACACCAGAACTAGTATTATAGAGATTGAAATTATTTGAATAGGCAGAAAAGATTGTCTTACCCTCTTTGAATGACGTTGAATCTGCCGACGACCGATCGTTAGGCTGCTTACGAAACTGTAGTACATCGCAACTCTGCGCACAATAGTTTACGGTCGAAAGGGGCAAAGCAGGGTCAGGGTAATAGATATATGTCTGCGTTGAGCCATAGTAAGGTGGAGCCTGTGACGGAACTGACATATTTAATGAGCGACCAGAAATTCTTTCTCGTAGGCAGACTCCATTTCGGGCAGGGGCACCTCGCGATAGTCACGAATAAATTCCGTTACACCACCCTTACGAATGCCAATGACACCTGTATTATTGGTAATTATTGTATAGAGGGTCTTCGCGCCGCTATCACGTCCACTAATTCCCGCCCAACGATTTGCGCTACGCATCCACTTATTCGCAGAGGAGTTATAGACGAGCTGTGCGCCCGAAAAGACGATGCCGGACGGCGATACAACCGTTGTATCACATTGTTCACACACAACACCGAGGACCTTTCCTGAGTATTTTACCTCGTCGCCCAGTACAACAGAGTCCATACGCTTCCATTCTCCGTCCGCCATTTGAACCTCTGTAGAGCCGCTAATACCGAGACTATAATCCATGATGGGTAAATCTTCAGAACCAACAAACCCTCCATTGAGAGCCTTAACCGCTATACGCTGTGTCTCACTCACTACGGGAGCCGATTCGTGCTCGTCGTAGTCGGCAACGAGCAGTCCGTCCGTACCCACACGGAATCGGTGTCCGCTTACGTTGAGGCATATGAGTTCGTCAAGCGAACCCGCCCATATTGCCTCTGGGTGTGCCTCCGCCGGCACCATCCCCGCCGAGCCCGCCAGGACGTAATGCGCGGCACTTACAACCACGTCGCCAATACGTACCATGGGCGTTGAGCCGCCGGCGAAGCGGAAGACCGACGTCACAACCGGTGCCTTATTGTTAGGAACCTCAGCCAGCACATCGCCAATCTTGATATCCTTAATTTCCTTAACTGTTCCGTCCGCCATCTTGACCGCCGTATTTGGCGCAAAGCAAAATTCAAATAAGAATTTTACCAGATCGTTATCGGCGAGATTGAAAGCAGCGGTCATTGCGGACTGCCCCATAAACAAAACCGCAAACATAGAGCCGTATACCTTTCCCATTAAGTTTAAGATACGAATAAAACTCATACGAACACTATTCATGAGGAATTGAATCTTATTGCGTACACTGGCGATGAATTGTTCTACACCGCCAAGGAAGTTGGCAAACATTCCACGAATACTCATTGCGGAATTGACAACTGTCATAAGAACACCTTGAAAGGTAGCCAAAATGCTGTAAATAGGAGCGAAGACTTCGGCGGCTTTTCCATTAAAAATACTTTGGACACAAAAATTAAAATTATCAATCGGATCGTAGCCAAAATTGCCTACAAATGGCATAAAGAGCGGATTACAACGGTATTGCCCAAAATTCTTCTTAATATCATTGAGTAGGTGTAATTGAAAGGCGCCTACTAATAGACCAATCTGTACAGCAGTAATAAGTACAAAGACGATTATAGTTTTTGTATAACCCTCTTTCCACGCGGTGAATCTTTCAAACTCGGATGTTTCCATTCTGAAAACCCTCTGTTGAAAGCCATGATTTTACTTACGTGTTTTAGAACGCTGGTTCTTTCGTTTCTTATACGTGCGTCCTCGTCGCCCACCCTTTGGAGCCACAGGAGCCGCCTTCGGGTTAGCAGGTGTATCTACATCATTCCAACTAGGAATAGAGAAAAACCCTCCCATTCTACTTAAATGGTACGTTTAATCCACGCAATATCCGCCGTGAACGTCTTGCTGGCATTGGGCGATGTACGCTTTGTATAGGTGGCAACCGCCTGGAGCTTACGACGAACAGAGAGCGAACCGTATTTTGCGACCGCCTTCTTTAACGCGGCACGACGAGCCTTTGCAGACTTCTTTACTACATTGGAATAACCGAACTGTGAGAGCTCGCCCTCACGTAGAGGACCTATACCGGGACCTCCGTTGGGTCCGCGATATCCCTTACCAGGGAGACCGACGTTGCGAATTAATCCAACATCAACATGTACACGCTTTCCGCTTTTGA